CCGTTACCGCCCACCTTGTCCCCCACTTTGCCCCCCACGTCGTCCCCCACCCTGCCCCACACGTTGTCCCCCACGTTGGCCCCACCGTTGGCCCCCACGTTGGCCCACACGTTGGCCCACACGTTGTCCCCCACGTTGGCCCGCACGTTGTCCCGCACGTTGGCCCGCACGTTGTCCCCCACGTTGGTGTTTTCCATAAATGAGATAATCAACTTGGCCATTACTGGCGAATCTACATGCCACACGTAGGGCTTTGACATTCCGCAAAACCCATATAGCCATTCTACTCCGGTTGCGGCGGCTTGTTTATCCCAAAAGCAAGAGTACGCGCGATTACCCCACGCTTTGGCATGTTTTCCGATTAACTCCTGTTGTTCATGCGTAAGTTCGTTCACCATAAAATTAAGATGTTTATATTTTTAAAAAAACGTAAGATATTCCAATCAAAAGCCCTACCGCCAAAACTACCCTCAAAACCGAAAATACAAGCAACCACAAAAGCCCATCCATCCAAACCAGCGGCGTAAAGTATGCCAGCGCCAAAACCCCCAATCCTGCGCCTGGCCAAAACCGCTCCGAACAAAGCCAGAACAGTGAACCGAAAACCGGGTTAATTGATAAGAACCATTCGGTGCGTCCGCTCCCTGTCCAAAATTGGGAGTTTTGCAAACTGTAAACCCTGTGCACAAACTGTTCTAACTGCCAGCCGAATTCTAATTCTACGGTTGCGATGTTGAACACGTAGCCGGGTGTTGTCTCTGATACATTCTTTCGCCGGGCTTTGGTGTGGTCGCTGATACCGAATTTGCACTTCCAAATGTAGGGGAAATTCCCCATCAGGTAAACCGTTGTCCGTTGCAAAAATCGCTGTTGTGATACGTGCGCGGGACTTTGGCGTTTTGTGGTGCTCGGGGCGCGGCGTTTTCGTTTTGGGGACATTATTGCTGGTTGAAAATGTACTGATCTACGTGCGCCGTTCCGACCTCTTTACCTCTTAACTCCCGTTTCCGCTTGTCGATGTCAGCCATTACAAAGAGCCTGCAAAACTCTGTGTATTCCTCCCATGTCTCCGAACCGCTGCCAGTAGGTCGCCATGTGCGCTCGTTTACCTGCCTGCCGTTTGAGTCTATCCAAGCGGTATAAATACAAACATCCTGAAACACTACCTTGTGTACCTTGACTTCCTGCTTGTTACCGACTTTTTGCAGCATTTCCACCGCTTCCTTGAACGTGGCCGACACGGCAGGATCGTTCGGGTGTTGGGAGAAAATGTAAAGGTTGTGTATTTGTTGCTTGAAAGCAACCGTCTTTTGTCGTTTCGCAAGTTCGGCGGCGATCTTTGGCCAGCGCAACAAGTTGAAAACGACTTGGCCCGCCGCAATTATACAAAAGGCCGTGGCGCTTGTATTCCATCCTATCAGGGCGAACACGGCGAAGGCTGCGACGTTTGCGGCCTTGTACGTGAACACGTAGGATTGTTGGGCCTGTAGTTCGGATTCGTAAGATATTTCTTTCATGGCTATTTATTGTTTTCTGGCTCTGGTCCCGTTCTTCGGCATATTTCCTCCCACGCATCGAAAACCACTAAAAGCCAATGTTTTGGCTTTTCCACCATCGGCACGTTTTCGTGATCTTGGAACCTGCCAACGTTTTCCCGGTGCGCGTAGTATTCGTAATCGAATTTACCCTCATCAACCTTTTCAAGGCAGCCTTGAAGGTACTCAATTTCGTCATCGGTCAAATCGCCCTCCAACAACAGCGCTTCTATCTCCGCCCTCGTTTCGTCTTGTGAAAACTCGTACGGTTTTTGGGTTGATGCGTTTGTTAGTTTTTCGATCCAGTATTGGTCGGAAACTTTGGCATTGTGCGCGGGCTTAAACTCCCGGCAAAATATCCAATTGCCATAGTCGCCCGTGACGGCCATTATGCCGTTCGTGTTGATGAACTTGACATTATCGTAGTCGGTGCTGGGTTTTTTGAGATGGTGAACCAAAAGCCCGTATTTTTCTGTTACGATAAGTTCGTGCTTCTCAAATTCGAGATTCGTTCTTTTGCCTTTCATAAGTTTGAATATTTTAAAAAACTCCCGGCGAAACCGTGGCCCCGCCGGGTGAATGGTTTTTAATCTACCTGTTTGATAAAATTTGCTGTGCTGGGGACTGCGCGCCAAACAAGCCGCCGCCCTGCTGCACGGTGATATTGATATTCCCGCCTTTGGTTGTTTCTTGGGCTTCTTGCGCCGGAAAATCTTGTTCGGTTGGCTGCGTTTGCTTGCCCGAAAAGGCGTATTTGGTTATCCAATACAAGATAAATAAAACCGTCATTCCGCCCACAATCCAGACAGCGAAATACGCCAACTCTGTGAGCGCCAAAACAACAGCCTTGGCTATCATCCCAGCCATTGCATCCACCGCCGAAACAACCGACCAAAGCGCTGCGCACATAGCAATGAACATGCCGCCGACAACAAGCGGGCGAAGTTGTACGACCGATTCCCATAGTTGTAGTTTGGCCTCTAATTGCCGGGCAATGATGGCCCGCTTTTGGGCCTCTATTGTTTCGGGTGTTGCCGCTTGCGTGTCGCGGAACATGGTTTGTTCGATGATTCGCGTGCCGTCGGGGGCTGTTGCTTCGCGCTGCCTGAAAACCATGCTCCCATGATTGAGTACGGGTAAAAACTTGCCCGTTGCTTCATCCAACAAAAGCCGGTGGGGTGCCGATTCCGGCAATGGCAGTTCCCATCTTTGATCGGCCTCCGACCAATTGAGCATTATACCGTTTACCTCTTTTGCTTGCATGGCTTTACATGTGTGGTGCACCGATAGGGGTGCCGTTTATTTTTTGTAACTATTTGGTTTTCAGGGGTGCAATTTTTTTCTGCACCCGGGTCGCTTTACCACTCGATAACGTTTTCTGGTTTGGCGGTAGGGGATGGTCTTTGTCTTTTTTTTCCGTCCGCTTGTCGCCTGTCGTCGGCTGCGAAATAAGCCTTAACGTAGTCCGCTGCCGTCCGCTCTGAATACCCGCGCTCCGTTCTCCCATCCGGCGTTGTGTGGTATTTCTCTATTGCCGCTGCGCTTTCTTCTCTTAACCAATGCCATTTCATTACCTTGGCCTTGCCTTCGTCTTTGCCCCACTTCGCGCCTACAATGTCGGCCAAAAAAGCCTGGTCGTATTGATCGAGCGTAACCATGTGCGAGGTAGCGGGGGCGTCCGTTGCAACCTTTTGCGAGACACTAGAACCGTCGCCATTCCATTCGGTTTTCCATTCAACCCCGGCTTTAACTTCGCCGGTCTTTTCGCTTGGCTTTTGGACTACCACTACCTTTTTTCGGGGTATTGGGGGCAGGTCGTATGCGTCCACCGGGGGGAGTGTGGCAGGGGTTAAGAAGTTTAATATTTTGATTGTCCATCTCATCAATATTTTATCCCGTGGGCGCGTTCGTAGTTTTCCGCTTCAACTTTTTCCTTTGTCAGTGCCAGCGTAATGGACACCGAGTAGATCGCTGCTGTACTGAAAAGCGCGGCTAAAATAGACGCGATTGTAAAGGGGTATGCGGTGTTTTCCCAAACCGAAAAAGGCAGTTTGTTTTCAAATCCAGTTTCCCAAAGTCGCAAATTAAACATCGACAAGTGGATAAAAAAGGATAGTATTTCCAGTATCCAAACCGCCGCTACCCCGTACGATGCCGTGACCTGCGAGTGCCGATTTTTGGCCATTCCGATAGCGTGAATCGACAAAAGCGAGTAGACAATGGCCCACGCTGCGCCCATTTCTTTCATCAGGTAAACCAATCCGTAATCAGCAACCAAGATATTAACCCCGAACACAATATCGAGCGCCGAAAATTTGAATTTTTGGCGTTTCGATTCGCTTTGTGTTTCGTTCTTTGCTTGGGGTTCTGGCAACGGCTCCGGCGCTGCCTTTTCTTTTTCCGCCCCTGATTGAACCGCTTGTAACTCGGCCAACATTGCCGCCGCCCGATTCGCTTTGTCCGCTGGCCACCTGCCGCCCGCAACGGTTCGGGGCTTTAATATCTCGATTGCCTTTTCAATCGGGATGGATGCCGAAACGCCAAACCCGTATTTCCTTATCGTATCGTCTCCGATGCCGACGCGGGCCATTATGTCCTTAATTAATACGGTATTGGTTTGCATTGCTGTCCGATTTGATTCGTTTTTTATTCGCTTGTTCCCCGTTTCGATTAGGTAGTGCAAAAGTGCAAACAACTTTGCTTTTGTGCAAGTTTTTTTGAATTTTTTTTGCAACTTTCTTTGCTTATATCTAAATTTGCTCCATGGAACGAGAATTGAAGCCAAATTTGGCATGGATGGACTTTATTGTGTGGTCACACGATCACTTTCGGGTTGAAAAAAACCAAGCGGTGCCCCACGATATAAACCAGGCGCATTATGCCTATCAGGGAAAACGGAAATACCCGCTTGGTGTTCGCCGTATGGCCCGTCTTTTTGAAAAGTACCGGCCCGGGCACTACCGCATTGAAGAAAGGACGGTTTTTGTCGTTCCCGATTTGATTCGGGCCTAATCGGTTTCGGCCCTCAGCAAGTCGTAACGCGCCCGAAACGCTTGCTTTATTTCCATGTCGTTTTCCCATTTCGGCACCTGATTGAAATACCTAATCAGTGATTTGGTATCGAAAACCATTTCGATGTACTCTTTGATGCGGTCGATATAATCGGCCCGCGTTTCCAGTTTGCCAGCCGTTTCGGGGAACATGTATTCATCGGTACAAGTGTACGGCGGCGGTATTACGATGTTCAGGTACTGCGCGGCGAATTGGATGCAGTCTTCTATGTACAACATGAACCTAACCGTGTTCAACTTGGTTGTACTTTTTCCGTACTCCCATAAAACCTCTGCTGTTTCCGTGTCTATTTTTTGGACTCGGTTAAACCGGAATTTCAAAAACTCGTGCACCTCTTTTGGCGTAACGCCGTCCCCGGATTCATTCATTGCGTTGCATGTGAGTTTCACCACAACACCCCAATAATATGCGTTTTGGTCTAGGCTTCGCTTTTTTGTCTTCCGCTCTACCGTTACTTCGATCTCTTTGCCAGCGAACGTAACCGACACATCGCGTTTGAAGTTTTGGGGCAGCGTGATTTCTCCTGATTCGGTCACGCTGCCCGTGAATTGTAGTTTAGTCTCCATCGCTTGCGTATTTTTCGGATAGGAGTAATAGCGCAACAGCCTCTGCCGGGTTTTTGTGCCAAATCGACTTTTTTGTGTAGTTCTCCTTTTTTTGGTATGACGCTTGCCATTCCTGACCATTGAAAACAAGGCTACAATTCGGAAGTTGGCAAAGTATGTCTATTACGTCCGGCATGAACACTGCGCCTGAAAAATTGGATAGCGATACCGATATGGACTGATCCCAATATAATTGCATCCATGGATACACTACTGTTTTTAGTGGTTCAAGATACCATGTTCCTTCGCTCGTATCTTTCGGCTGCGGGAATCCTGCGTTTTTTAGGGCTATCGCGGTTTTTTCACATACTGTTTTATCCATTGTTTATCGCGTCTTTATAGTCGGACTTGTAAAAAGTCTCGACTGTTCTGCCGTTGCCCTTTACCACAAAATCATCTCCGACTCTTTGAACCGCCGACGGCGATCCTGTCAAGTTGTCGAATGTTTTTTGCAAGAGATTGCGGCCCGATTTGGTTGTCACGCCGACCACTTTGCGATCTTGGTCGTTTGTGGTGTCGATCAATAGGCGGCTTGGTTGTTGTCTGGTTGCATGTGTGATGCTGTTTTAAGATGTTGGTGATTGGTTTAAAAACGAAAGGTCGGGCGCTTGCCATCGGGCAAAATTGGGATGTTGTATTTTAGGTGGAACTGTGCCACCATTTCCAGTTCTTTCATGTTGTTCTGATTTTTTTTGATCTCAAGCACTGAAAAAACATCTTTTTGGGATATCCTTCCAGAAAACCTTTGATATTATTTTTAATGAAAACGCCTTTTGCTTTGGCGGCACTACTTGCCTCAATTATCTCGGATGTATCAAAGTCCCATCCAATAAGACATACTCTATATTTTTTCATCACCAAGTTTCGATTTCTGTTTCGTATTTGGCCATGTTCATTTCAATGGCCGGAATTATGTTTTCTTGGATGTATTGGCGGCATTGTTCGACGCGCCGCCGTATTGCCTGTATCCGGTCTTCATCGTAAAACACCTCAAACTGTTTTATTCTCAGGTACGCCGGAATTTCATCATACTTGAACTTTGCCGCAAAGGTTTCATATTCGGCTTGCGTGTATTCCGGCCCCAAAATCCATTTCGCTTCCTTCCTTATCATTTCATCGGGCATGCTCATAAGCGAGTAAACAACCCGGCCCTTTTTCTTTTCGTACAGCGACATGTATCCAAGCACCTGCCAATCGTAGTCTGTTTCGGGTATTTCCATGGCGTACAGAGGGAACGTGGCGTGGCTGTAACTCGCTTTGTTGTCGAAAATATAATCCTCTGCAACAAGGTCGGCGGTTCCCTTTATCCAGCCGTCCTCCTTTTCCGTCTCGTTCTTGGTTGGTATGCCCATTTCCGGGATATGGCCCGACGCATAAATAAGTGCGTCGTATTCCACCGTATTGCCCTTTCTTGTGTACTTGCTGTCAAACTCGATTCTCCTGCCGTACACTCGCTCGCTTGCCCAACTTTCCAAATACGATATGCACGTCTTCGACAAGTGCGGCGCGTCCTTCAGCGGTTCAAGCGCTTCGATCTGGCTTTCGATTTTTTCAATCTTGGCCAACAGGTTTGTATAGGTTTTCAACGTCGGCTTTGTTGCGGCCAACTTCTCGCGTGTCGCTGCCAGTTCCGTATGTAGGTCGGCAATGCGCTGTCGAATGCTTTTGCCTTGCGGCTCGGACATTATTTTGCCGATGGCCGAACATCGGCATTTGAATAGTGGCAGTTCAATTTTTTGCATCTTTCAGGATTTTGGTTTTTCTGTCTGAAAGTATTTTTACCAGCGCGGGCGTTCTTTGCCAGCGCGTTGCAATATCGTAAAATGATGTCAGATCCTCCACGCCTTTTGCAGTCTTTGCCGCTGATTCAAAAAACAGTTGGGCGAAAATTTGACGGTCGGCGTATGTGGATTGGTCGAATTGCTCAAAGTACCGCAAAATCCCGCCAAAATCCATGCTTCCAATCATATCCGAAACTTCTAGGTATTTGGCGGCAATTTCGGTATCCATGTCCAACACCGGGCTTTTGTCCGGCACTTGTTCGGCGCTGGCTTCCACGTCTGCCGGACTTATCGTGGTCACGGTGCCGTCTTTTTGCAGGTAGGTCAATGCCCCATCGGCCATTTGCGCCGCTTCAATCGCGGGCGTGAGTGGCAACATGGCGCAAAGGCGCTTTATGGGCGTCCGTAGGGCCATTTGCGCGTAATGCTTGGCCCATATCTCTTTCGGCTTTTCGGAGAATACCCGCTGTTTAGTTGGCCCGCTGCCAATGACGTCGTATTGGGTTTCGCTGTTTCGGCGGCTCTTTTCGGCGGCTTGCTTGTTGGACACCTCGAATATTTCACCGCCAACTTTCAGGCGGGCGAAGGCGTAGAAGTGTGTGGTTATGCCCTTGTTTTCATCGGCGGGCGTATGGCTCAGGTGGGGGTTGGTGCCGTACTTAAACGTAAAATCATCTTCGGCGTACACCTCCCGCGCCTCTAAGTGTGTGATGTGGCCGGATTCGAGCGCTTTGGCCTTCCATCCTTTGTACCCGATCTGAAAAGTACATACGCTTTTCCAAACATCCTGGCCTTTTTCATCTTTGGTTTTTACGTTTCGGGGTATCAGGTAGCATTCCCCAAATTCCGGCTCCAGTCGAAAGCCGATCGTTGCGGCCTTGTATAGCGCCCCCATGATGGAAGATTCGTCGCATGCCCTCACCTTGTCGTTAGTAAGCAGGAGTATCGCCGCTTCACATACACGGGAAAATATGGCCTCGTCGGCTATAATGGATTTTAGGCGCGATTGTTTTAGGTACTCGATCTGTTGCCTTTGGTCGGTCGCTTGCAAAGAAAGTTGTTGCATGACTGATTTGTTTTTAGTGAAAAACCGCGCCTTAGCCAACGTTTCAGCCTTGGCGCGGGGCTAATCTCATGGGGTTTATTTCAGTTTTTTATTTTCGTGTTGTTTTAGGGCTTGTAGCCACGCGCCGGAAAACGTCGCGCATGTATCTGGGCTTTTTAAAAATGGTTGCAGGCGGTCAAAATCCTTTTTTATGGCGCTCGAATAACCTTTGTCGGCCACCGTCATGGTTTCATAATATTGATCCCACGTCAACGGCTTATCCCATTCGTCGGTAAAATAAAGGATTCGAGCGGCCAAAGATTCACACTCGCAGTTTTGAAAAACTGACGAAAACGGATGAACCATTGCAAAGTCTATCGGGTAAAGTTTGTCGTTTGGCAGTATGTTGCTAAATGGTATCAAAAAAGGCCAACCCTCTCTTATTACCTCAATTTCTTTTGAGTGTAGAAACACGCGCCCTACTGTACCGAATGCGTTGCCGCTAAACATCCCCCACAAATGAGTACCCTTTTTGCTGAATGACACCAAAGGGAATCTATGCCCGCCAACTTCGGCGTCAATCGTTCCGTGGTATTGATAGTATTCGTCGCTGTCTCCGTTAGCCTTCAACTTTTTGCCAATGCTTTCAAGTATCGCCACCTGACCGGTGGCATAATCCGTCAATTCTTTATTTTGGATTACGTCAATGATGATCCGGCGCGACACGTCGTTGTACTCTTTTTTTAGTTTCGATACCCGCTTTTCAAGTAGTTCAGGCAAAAACCGCTTTTCGTCCTTGAATCCTTGCGTTTCTGGGTCTTCTATCTTTTCAAATACGCATTGCATTGCGTAAGAACTGAAAACATTCCACTTGATGGTTGAGGAGAAAAAAGGATAGTCGTCGCGTGAATATTCGTACCAGTATTCGCGGTACTGCCATTCGCCCGACTCCAAAACCCCGTCCAGTACGCATGTAGAAAACCTGTTTTGATTATCCCATACTTCGTTCCCGCTTGTTTCTCTTGTTATGTTGAAAAAGTCGCCGGGTTTAATTTCTTGCCTGTTATCCATTTTAAGAATTTGTTTTAGATGACCGGCAAACCTTTTTCGTCTGCCAAATAAAAGTGTTTTTCTGGTTGGGCTTTTTGGCGTCGCTCCATTTCGCATTTGGCCAGGATCAACGCCACCGACGTGGAACTTCTCACCCGGAATTTCTTAATCAGTGTGTTGTAGTGTTGCGTTTGCTCACACACCAAAAACGCGGGGCATGGCTTCCAATCATCGGGCAATGTGACGGCGGTAAACAGCGGCACGTTGTTGGGTTGTTGGTAATGATGTTGGTAATGGTCGTTTGTGACCGCCCCGACAAACTCGTTTACCTCGTACCATCCCGGCCCGTCCACCGATATGCAAGTCCCTGGCCACCACACTTTGCCGTCTGGTAGCGTCTGGATTAAGTCGGATGTAAAGAAATACTTAGCCATGCTTTTCCTTTCTTTGTTGTATGGCCACTTCCATCAGGATAACGGCCAGTGATTGAAGCGGGAATGTTTTGAATGGCCCGTACTTGTACTGCCCGGCGTACATCTTTTCCCGGAACGCCAAAAGCCTTTCGTTGTCGGACGGCGAAAACCGGATCTGTTTGATCTGATATTCGGCGGGCTCCGATTCGATGAAAACCGGGCTTGTTTGTCCCGATTCCACAATGTCGAGCCCCTCAAAAATCAGGGCATGGTAGATGTCTGGCAAGGTCGGGGCCTGTTTTCGCCCTATGCCTTTGGGCCTCTTATCGGCCCGCTGCGCTTCCAAGGCGAAGGCGTACGTCTCGGGCGCTATCTTGTGCGCCCGAATGCACGAATTTTCCCGGTTCAATAGGTGCTGTGATCGTTGGAACATCGTCTAATTTTTCGTTGAAATTGGTTAAAAAAATCCACGTTTGGCGGCATAGGTCGTTGGCTGTTTCCGGCGTCACCCTCTGGAATTTCCACGACCACCTTATAATGGCCGCTATTTCGTCCGTAATAAGCGCGGGCGTTTTGCCGTGCCAAATGTCGGACAGTTCTTGTATCGTTGTTGTGGGCGTAATCACTACGCACCTTTGCATCTGTGGCGGCAATACGGGTATGCAGTTCTTTTTGGCGAACCGGTAGGCGTACCAATTAAGCATTACCCATGTATTGCGCAGTTTTGCGCGTTCGTTTGGGTAGGGTTTGAAAGCGGGCGAATCGTGAGCGTTTTGCATTGTTGCGAGTGCGTGAAAAGGGTTTGGTTTTTTGGGGTCGCTTTAATACTCTTTAACAACCGACCAAAAACCTGTAACCTCCGAGTGTTGCGGATAGCAGTCCTTTTCAAAAGATTCAAGATTTAACACTTCCGTAAAAAGGCCAAACCTGTCTTCGTATTGGCGAAGTACAGCATAGTTTGTGTTGTCGGCTGTTGTGCATCGGTTAAAATTAATAACCGTCCCAATTGCAAGATTTCCAAATATTTTTACCGTTGCCATGTTAGATGTTTTTAAATTGTTGCTGTTTGATAGTACAAAGATACGGCGGTATTTAAATACCCCCAAATGTTTCGGTATTTATTTTTGTACCTTTTTAGTTAAATATTTTTCAGTCTTTTCTGAAAGTATTTAACACTTTAGTATTCAACTCGTTGCAAAGAAAATACCTCTTTATTTCTCCAAAGAGGCAAAAAAACAATCGTACGCAATTGCCCATGGCGTTGTAATGCCCTGCGTTCCGGCCATGTGGCGTGATACGGTTGCATAGCCCACTTTGTGGCCCATGCCAGTCGCCCATAAAATAAACTGGCGCGGGGTTTTGTCGGCTGCGGCGAAGCGAGCGCGTAGGTCGGTTCTATGTTCGTCCTGATCTGCTTTCAATTGTTCGTCAAAAACATCAAAGAGATCGGAATTTTCTTGCAGGTTGTCCCAATCCAAGAACCGCCAACCCTCCAAATGTTCGTATGTTTCGCCTCGGTAGGTAGAGTTGAAAACGTCCGGCGTTCTGATGGACACCCCGACCATTTCCAAGCGATCTGTAAACAGGAGCGGGTATATTTCCGGCTCCCCTTGGGTTTTGTCGCTGGCCTGTTGTACCGTCAATTCGTCGCCCGTACAAATGACGTGGACTATTCCGTTTAATCTTGCTATTCTGCGCATGTTTTAGGTATTGATTTGTGAAAAGTGTTTTTGGTTTTTTGAGGCCGCTCTCTAAGGTGTGTAATATTGTCGAGGTTAACGCCTACTCATACATTATCAACAAGGCGACAAACGAGTGCGCAGTTATAGCAAATGGGGTCACGATCAAAGCAATGGCCGATACAGGATTTCCTATAAAATAGGTGGCCCCCATTAGCCCAAGCAACCCATACCAAAGATACATACCGGAGTCTGTGCCGATTTTGTGAAAAGATTTAACGAATCTCATTTTTAAAAATTTAGTGCGTGGAAAGTAGTTTGGTTTTTTGGGGCTTTGGGCTACCGCCCCTTCCTCCACCTTACATTTCTCCATTCGTTGCCTTCCTCAAGCGACTCAACAAATACATCATACTCTTTTGTTGGGGTAAATTCTTTTTCAGGCTCACAAACCTCGCATACTACGCCTTCCGAACTCATTAAAAGGGCTGCTCCGCAACATGAACAGTTAACGGTTTCGCCTTCATGGTTTGGTGTTTCTGCGTAAACCATAACGCCGTTTTCAAGAACCTTTAAGGTTGTTTCGCTTACTTGTGATAAATATGCCATTGTTTTGCTTTTAGTGCGTGAAAAATGATTTGGTTTTTTTGGGGTCTATTATTAATGTCCTGATGTATACATTTTGGGTTTGCCGTCCCATATTGCCGCATAGTGGCCTTCGATTCTAAAACCGCCATGGTGACAAACGCCCAAAATTATTTCTTTGGCGTCCTTTGTAAAAAAGTTATCTGGGATACAGTCGCCGCAATCGCGTCCCGTTTGGGTTGCTTTTTGGCGCAATTCTTTTACGGTGATGCGCTTGCCGGAGATTTTCACGACCCTGAAGAAGTCGATGTTGGTTTGGTCGTAGCCCCAAGATGTGTAGAATATGTCTCCAACTTTGAGCGCTGCAATACCTTCACTTTGGCGCTCTTTGGCCGCTTGCTTATATTCGGCGCGCTTCTGCTCGTTTTGCTCCAGTTGTTCGCATTGGGTAATGGCGTATTTATCGCGGTTTTCAGGGGTTTGGAATTTGTATTGCCAAAGGATGCGACCGCGTACCGTTTGGACTTTTGCGCATGGTTCGCCTTTTGTGTTTTCAAAGGTGAAAAGGATGTATTTATTGTCTGCGATCGGGAGAGTAGTAACGTTTGTCATGATGTAAGATGTTTTTAAATTTTATTGTTGGGTGGTTGGTTTTTTGGATTCTATCTGACTAAAGAACCTCGCCCGGCATCGCATACATTCCGGTGTGGTAAACGATTTTCTGACCAAGAACCCTATTAACTATTTGCCTTGCCTGCTCAATCGTAAACCAACTATTAAGACTTGTTCCGGCGTTTAGGTACGTTCCGTCTGCGTTTTGAATCCTGTAATTTAACATGGCGTGAACTTTTAACTGCGTTGTTCGATGATACAAAGATACGGCGCGCTTGACTATTTGTCAAGCATTTCACAAAGTATTTTTATACCTTTTTAGTTAAAGTTCTTTCAATAAAAATTGAAAATTGCAACGAATTGAAAATCAAACATTTGCGATAAAAACAAAAAAACCTGACCGCGTTACCGCGACCAGGCCCAAAACCTAAAAACAAATTTAAAAACGAAAACGCTCTTTATTGGCCTATGGATTTGACTTTCCCGCCCGTGAAAAACTTCAACAGGTCGTAAATCAATCCGGCCCCGCCCGTGACCCCGAACGCCGATAAGATGGTGAGCGCGGCGGACGCGAAAAATGGCAGTGTGGAGAAGTTGAAAAAACCGATTTTAAAATGGATGGCCCCCACGATCGTGATTATTGCCAAAGCGAACGCCCGTACCTTGATATCCGGGATTTGACCAAGGCCGGGGAATAGCTTACTGAAAAACGCCAACAGCGCTACCAGTGCGGCCATGAGCGCGGAAACGCTCGCGTCGGATACCAACTCTGTCGGCGTGGTTGCGGTGAGCGCTGCGACCTGCTGAACGCCCAACGTATCCTGTGCGTAGGCGAGGGCGAAGCAAAAAACAAATAGGATGGTTGCGCTTAAGCGCTGGAAAAGTTTTTTCATAGAATTTTACTTTTTTTGAAAAGTTGATTTTATGCCGGGATCGGGGTAAACCCTGTTTGGCGGCGCTTGGTATTGCAGAATGGTCTTGTTGAGGTCTGTGATCGCGGCAGACTTGGACATGTTGTTGCACCGCTGTTGCGCGATCTCGATTTGTAGACTGTCGAGTGTTGAGGCGTAAGTGGTGCCGTTTGGCTTTTTGGTCGGCATGCTGAGGTAAACAAGTAGCGCCACGACTACCGTTCCCGCTGTTTCGAGTAGTTTGTAATTTACAATCATTTTGCGATTATCGTCTTTTTTTTGTGGCGCTCACGACCTTTGCCGCCGCTCGCGCCTGTTCAACCAAAATGCGTTCGATTTCTTGGCCGTGCTTTCGCTCGATCTCCAATATCTCGACCTTACAGTTTACTATTTCCCGGTTCTTGGATTCTATCTGATCGATTAGGTTTTTTTGGGATTGCCAGCGCAGCGTCTCCAAATAGCCGATTACCGCCATTAATATAAAAATAACGCCCAACACAAAACGTCGGCGGATCTCGCTACGGCCCATGCCGAACAACCCAAAGTCCTGCATTTCTTCGCTTTCTGCCATGTTGTTGGTGTGTGCAGTTTTTTCATGTTTGGAGAATCGGATTAAACAAGAAAATCACAAGTAAGAAAACCAAAACCCGTGCCATCTGTGTATTCCACGTTTTCGCCATTGTCAGCCATGCCCATCAACATCTTTGCAATTTCGTACGCGGATTGCTTCGGGTATTTCTGCCAAAGTAGGGCGCAAACGGCGGCCACGTGCGGCGTGGCCATACTTGTACCTGATAGATACTTGTACCTGCTGCCCGGCACCGTTGAGCGCACACGAACGCCTGGCGCTGTCACCGTTACGCCACTCCATTGCGTTTCTTTCTGGCCCGACGGTCTGCCCCGGCTGGAAAACGTGGCCAAATTACCTTTCAGGTCGACCGCACCGACCGACAAGGCAAAGGGGCTGTTGGCCGGGCAATTGACGTACGGGAATGTCTTTGATTCGCCCGAATTGCCAGCGGCACAAACAACGACGCATCCTTTGTCCAAGCAGTATTGTATAGCCTTGTTATAGGCAACCATCGGCGGCGAAGCGCTCCCCAGTGACATGCTTACAACCTTCATGCCGTTGTCGGCTGCCCACATCATGCCCGCGATAATCCCCGACGTGCGCCCGCTGCCGCCCGCGTCCAACACCTTGACGGCGTATAGTTCGCAGTCGTAAGCGACGCCGGTAATTCCTGCAACATCTGGCCGCGCCCGTATCACACCGGCGCAATGCGTACCGTGCCCGTTCAGGTCTTGCCAAGCATCCCGGGTTTGGCCGGGCAAAAAGTTGATGCCGCCCGCAAATTGCAGGTCAGGGTGGAGCGCGTCTCCCCCGGTATCCAATACGGCTACCTTTACGCCCTTGCCAGAAAAACCGGCCTTCCATGCTTTTGGTGCTCGCATTTTTTTGACCGGCCAACTTTCGAGAGCCTTGCCCAAAGCAAACATTTCTATATCTTCCTCAATGGCCTCAACGGTCGATTCGCTGGCAAGTTGGGCGACGTCCGCGTCTGTGAGGTTTGCCGCCACGATGCCAGCGGCGAAGTGTGTAGGCTTGCGATCTTCGTCCGCCGCATCTGTGGCGTAATGCTCCAGGCTTTCCAGTACGGCACCCGGCGGCATTTGCATGGAGCGGCGGGCCGCGTCGGGGGATGCCTCGGAAAATGTGATAAGGTATCTTTTCATCGTTTTTTAATTGGCGGGTTTTCGGCCCTGTGTACCCATGGTTTTATTGGCGACTTTTCCGCCCAAAGCCCGACCTTCGCTTTTTTGGCCTGATCTTGGGCTTCTTTATATCGCTTGTTTACAACGCTTGGCAATCGGCGCGTACCGTATGCCCACGCCCACCCTTTAAGCAGCATGTATTCGGCGAAGTCCTGGCCATTGACAAAGATGCTTACAAGCGGTCGGCCGTACTGATCCACCCCTAAAAAGTCGTAGGTAATGCTTTTGCCTTTGAGGGCTAAACGAACACTGTCCCCGGCGGCACGTCCGAACGCCTGATCTTTGGTGCCGTTTGTCCAGTAGATTTCCGGCGCGTCAACTCCCGCGATTCGCACAAAATCGCGCATTCCCTTTAGGTAGTAACTATCGCCATCGTGTACACGTGTTACGACGTCGCCCACAAGCGTATCGCCGATACTGTTGCCGGTCGTCGCCTCGGTTTTGCTTGCCGTTGAATAGGTGATGTATTGAGCGGGCACATAGTCCCACGTTTCGACATACCGCTGCCTGCCGTTCACCCAAACCAATTCGAGCGTTGGTTGCTGGTTGTAGTGGATGGTCGAATGGTCGGCTTTTTGCAGGTTTTGGCCTTGCGATTGGAGCGCAAAAAATAGCGCGAAAATCAAAAAGATGTATTTTTTCATGTTTTTTAAATTGGATTGTTTATGCCGTCTGCCGCCAACTCACAAAGGATAACCCGCCCTCGGTTGTTACCGCCGTTGCGCTTAATTCGCTGGCATGCCGCGCAATAACCGTACCATTGGAAGACGGGATAATAAAACCCTCTATCGTAACAACATTCGTTATTTGCCCAGATGTGGTTGTTGTCGCCGCTGGTAGGTCGACTGCCACGTAATTGCCAAGCGTCCGCGCCGTCGCGCTCGTTGGTATATCGTAACGGTACGTCAAAAGCGTGGCGGCTGGTGTGTAAATCGAAAACCTCGCCCCCGTCGTGGTTGCCGCAACGCTGTACACGATCACAAACCTGAAATAATACTTATTGCCGGATGTAACCGCAAAGGAAAGCCCGGTCACGTCTTCCATCGTGTTTGCAACGGCGTTGTTGTTTACCACACTAGAGGCAAGCACGGCAATGTTTTCCCCCGACGTTACTGGCGATGTGCCTTGGTTAAGCGAGGTTTTAACCGCGCCGTTATTGGCAAACACTTGCCATCCTTGCCCGTGCTGATAGTCCAGTCTTTCACCAACACCCAACACGCATTTAAATAGCGTGAAAAGCGCCGTGCCATCGTAAAGCGAAATAAGAACCTCCGCGCTTGCCGTGTCTGAATTGTAAACAGAAAGGTATTCTACAAGCCTTTGAGTAGATGCCGCCGGGGCCGATACCACATTAACCGCCGTCGTGCTGTTGGTTGCAGCCGTTTGCCGCCCCGCTGTTATATTGGTTGCGGTCGTGTCTCGGTATGAGGCAACGCACTGCAATTGATTGGTTGTTATAGCGGCGGTCAAGTCCACCTGTATTGTTTCGTCCGTATCTGTGAGTATTAGCATGTCAGGAAAGAAATTCTTTGAACCTCGTTAAAAGATAGGCCACCGCCACCGCCACCTGATGGAAGTGCGTAGCAAATGGCGTATTTAAGGGCAACCGACAACGGTATTAAATCCAGTGCATCGCCGCTACCCGCACTCCCGGACGTTGTTTCTGCAAGTGCATCGCCTGAATCCCCGGTTGTGGCCCCAAATATGTTTGCGCCTGAGTACAGGAATGTTCCGTCGCCTTCGTCAGTTGGCCCGGAATCGGTTAATTTTATGTTGACGGCGTGCGTGTGTGCTGGCAGGTTTCCGCTTGTCAATACGACTGTTTCACTACCAATATAAGAGGCCAGGTCTTTTGTGAGGCTTGCGCCAACAACATATCTATCCTGCATGTCAGGAAGGTTAAAAGTAGTTGTACCGTCTCCAACGCCAAACGCGGTACCAATGGCACTAAAAAGGTCTGCATAGGTAGTTCTGGATATTTCCGCGCCATCGCACCAAAGGTGCCTATCCGGTAGTGTGTCATGCGCCAAAATCTTTATTTGGCCCACAATGTCACCTCCGGCACTTCCGCCGCCGCCCGGCAAATCCTCTATATCCAACTTTTTTAACACCCCGTCAACCTCGATTAACAGGAAGTCTCCAGCCGCCGGGGCTGTTTCCGCCACAAGCCCGCCAATAGTTAATTCATCATGGCCACCCTCCCCGGTAGTTGTCCGGCCTAAAATTTTATTCGGGCCGGACACGTTTACTTTCGCATCCAACGTGTCTGCCGTTGGCAAAAACTCCTTTGCTCCAGTGCTTGGGTTGAGAGTGTACGGTCTTCTTTTTGCCATTTTATTAAGCGGTTACAGTGGTTGGCGTGCTGGGCAAAAAGCGTATTGCCGTTGTGCCTTCCGCAACGCCCACCACTTGCATGATGTCGTTTGTAGTGAAGGTGAGCGCCGAAAACAACGCAATGCCGCCCGTGACGCTGTTGGACAAGAAATATGTAGCGTTTGCGGTCAACCCCGTGAACCCGGTAATTTTTGCGCCTGCCGAAAACGTGACCTGTCCGCTTGCGCCGTTGGAAATTGCCGATTGGCAAAAGCCTGTTGCCTGCTTGGTCACGTCGTTGGCGTCTGCTTTCATGATCTGGCCGCTACTGTTGACATATATCAAATCACGCGCACCGATCGCCTCCCCTGCGGTATAGGTTTCAGTTGCCGAACCGGTTGCCGCTATGGTGAAGTTTGGATAGGTGCCGCTGATTGATATGCCGGTGCCCTCGGTTAGCGCAACCGTCTGATCGGGGTCGTCATTTGTGACGGTTGTCTCCCCTGTGGTATCGTTGTATGCAACGGATATGCCGGTGCCGCCAACAACCTTCGCGCCAATCTTATCTTCTACCGCTTCGGCAAAATCCGTGAGTTTCGAGACGGTGATATCGGGCACGTTCCCGACCGGGATGGTATCTGAACCGCCGATATACTCCAGGCCGTCCGTACCTTGTGTTATGGGCCTTTTAACTGCCATGATTTACCTTTTTAGTTTGTGTATGTTGAAAGTGAAAAGTCGATTCTTATTTTTTTTGCACCGCCCGCAACCCCCGCCTTTTGGAAAATTACCCCCGTGACCGGCTGCGCGTTGAAAATTTCCCCATCAGCCCCAACCCAAAGAACCGTGTCCGCCGCAAAGCCAAAGGCGCTATCTTCCACAACGCCGGACAGCGCAACCGTTACCGTGCCGTTTGCTGTTGCGCTTGTCTTGGTTATCCCGTAAGCCCGGCCATGGTGCGCGGCGTCCGTGTTCTGGAAATACCAGGCTTTCCCGGCGTCCACGATCACAACGCGGCCCGTGGACATGTTTTGCCCTGCAACCATGTCGACCGTTTCACTGGCAGCGCCTCCCGCCGGGCCTGGCAGTCCTTTGGTAAGGACAACTTTTAGGGGTCGCTGCTCGAACTTCGCAACAATTTGCGGCTGCTCTACCTTGGCCTTTATGATAAATTCGCTCACGGGTTGATAATTTCAAGTGTGCCAGAAAAAAATGTGCGTTTCAGTCCGCTTGCTGGTATTATTTTTAGGGTGTAGTTGTGTTCAATTGCCTCCCATGCCGCCGTTGATGCCCTTGGAACGGTAAAAGATATGTTGCCTTCATCGTCCATTGTTATGGAGCTGTTGGTGTATAGTACCGTGGCTGTCTGTCCTGTCGTAACCTCAAAGACGCCTGTGGCCCCTGTGAAGTCGTAGGGGGTTTGTGTGCCGTCGGTCGCTTCCTCAACGACCTGAGCCGCAAACGGCAGGTCGTCACCTTTCGTGCACGTGATTGGCAGGTAGATGGGTATTATCTTGTAGGTGGCAATTGTGCTGCTCATTGCTTCTTTGCTTTTGTTTTTGGTTTATCCGCTTTGGCTTTTGGTTTTTGTGGTGGCTTGGAATACGACACGCTTCGTATTATTCCGTCATACCAACAAACAACAACAGGGCCATTTTCGATGGTATACGTACTGTCGCATTCCGGGGCGGTAAATATTTGAACAGGCGGCGCTTCCGCCGTTCGGTTGTTCCCGTTTCCGCCTTTCTTGCCCCGCATTAATTTGCTGGCGGTTTTGATCTGCGATATTACGGTGTCTCGTTCGGTTACGGCGGCCTGTCGAGCGGCGGTTAATTTGGTTATTTTGTCGTCGAGTTTCGCCCGTTTCGCATAGAGCGCGGCGGTGTCTATTTCCACCTCCGTTAAGATAGTTAACTTTTTGGTTGCCGTATCGAATGTCACGCGCTCCTTTTGGGCGCTTATGCTTGGCAGTATGGTGAGCAGCGCGAAGGCTGCTAGTAGTATTTTTTTCATTTTCTTGAAACCCGGAACGCTCCGGTTGATTTTTTTATGACTTCTAAGTGCTCGCCGGGGCCAAGGGTAAGACTTGAAATCGTACCGTATTGCCCTGTTAATTTCATGGTGCCGGAAAGGATAATATTGTACGTAGCATTACAGCAACCCCAAAGACTATAAGCAACCCCCGTTTTCATTGCGCCGTTTAACTCAATGGTCAGGTGTCCGGCGGTCGGGTCTGCGTCCACGTTTATATCGTTTGGCTGCCAAGTGATTGTTTCGCCCGTTGCGCCATTGTCCCCTAAATAAGTGGCTTCGCCTGGATAGACTTGTGTTGCGCTTACAATCTGCCCGCCCGCGTTCACCTCGAACTCGTAATAATCGCCATACGCGCCATAGTCGCCCGCTGTTACCCCTGTCGCCTCTAAGTTGGCAGGCGCAACAATGCCGTCCGGTAGTGGCCCTTGCGCCAATTGCCCGCCGCTTGCGGCCATAATAAAATCCGTTTCCGTTGTGATTGCTGGCAAGCTCTGGAGCCGTACCGTACCGTCGACGTGGAGCGTATCCGTTGGGTTACTCATCCCCAAGCCAATCCCCACCGTGCCATTCAGCACGGTTAAAACTGGTTCGCTGCCCGACGTTACATACAGCGGCTTTCCCGCCCGTGGCCGTAATATCATGCGTCCGTAATCGTACCAAATTGTCCCGCTACTCCCGCCGCCGCTTGTGCCAATAAAACTACCAAGGTCGGCCCCGACGCTAGTGGGAAACGACGTACGGGCACCCTCCAAAATCAATGGAACGTCGCCCGCGTTACTGATCCACATACCACCCTGCCAAGTGAAATTTTCTTTGTACACCGGGACGGTGCCAAAGTTATTCACGTTGGTGATCTTGATATTTGTGCTGCCTTTCAGGAACATGTTGCCCGAAAACGTGCCGCGTCCGTAGAACTCCGCTTCGGTGCCGTCAATCCGCAAAACCGGGTCAGTCCTGTTTATGGTGAAAAATATTTCATTGTTTTTCCTGCCCCCAAATATTAATCGTCCATTATTGCCCCAAATTCCAGTACCGCCCGCCGTGGTTGCCACAAAGGAGTGGTCGTCGGTTATGTAGGTGCCCGTTGGATCGGCGCTAATCTCGCCCAGTATCTTGAATCCGGTAGAGCCGCCGCCCGTGCTGAATAGTGCGGCGGAATTGGTGACGGCAAAGTTGTTTAAGGCTCCGAAATTGGTAAACGTAAGCGCGTACGTGCTTACGCCGTTGATGGTGGTATTCTCCACCAAACTGCCGCCAAATTTTACGGTAGCAACGCCCGCGCTCGTTGATGCGGTTAATCCATTGCTTCCAACCACCGAAAAAGGGCCATCTTTCCGGGTGTACCAGTTACTATTATCGCATGTGATAGTTGTATTGGTTTGCGTTACCGCCGTACTTGCTCCATTTACCGTTGTGCTACCGTCCGGGTCAAAAGTCACCTCCCGCCCGTCTGTCAGGTTGTTTACTGTAATGATATTCTCTGGCCTGCGCAACAGGTCGGGCAATATGACGGTTGCCGCGCCCGTGCCCGATACGGTCACATTGTCGTGAAAGATGGTGCCGCCACTTGCCACCGATTGAGTAGCCGCTCCATTTATGATGTTACCTTTCAGGACAAAGCGCGTATTTGCCGGGGTTGCCCCAAAGAAGGTGTAAGGCAGTGGCGTGACCGACGTGGTGATCGTGTCGTTTAGGAATTTATATATTTTGTTGTCGCCTGATTGGCCGCGCAAAAGGTAGGAGCATTTTATTCGGCATCCTTCAAAGATGCTGGCCCCATTGCTATCATAGATCAAATCATCATTCAACTGAATGTATGATTTTCGGATGGTGAGCGCACCCCGCGCCGATACCATCAATCTATCGAACCGAACGATTTTGCAATTTTCTATAATGCTGCCCGCCGGGAAACCTACCTGATCGGTAACACCGCCGCCATCGAAATAGCAGTTGGTGAACGTCGCGCTGCTGTCGCTGTACGATTCGTCCTGGTTGATTAATTTTAGCCTATTGGCGTAACTGCCAGTGCTGTTATTGCCTTCAAATACCACATTTTCAAGCCGTATATTTCGGCTGGTTCGAGTGCCC